CAGGATGGTATCGAAAAACACGCTTCGACCTGTCGCTGTAGTCGGGTATGCGGACAATGACAGGTCGGATGTGCCCAACTGACAGGTCGGATGTGCCCAACTGACAGGACGGATGTGCCCAACTGACAGGCTCAAGAGACGACCCGCCTCATACGTAACGGGGCGAGTCGGTGGGGGTATGTGTCTATAACACATCCCCCTCGCCGCGTGAGGGAAATTTTCTAAATAAGAGAAATTGCTAATTACCCCTGCCCGCTATTTCTCTTATTTAGCGCACGTCCAATAGCGCGCCCCGCCCCGCCTCGTAGCGCCTCATGTGTCCCGCACGACGTATGCCCTGCCTAGCGCCATGCATCGTATGAGCTGCATATGGAGCGTGTGGGGCGTTGGTGCATCGTATGAGGCGCATGTGGCCCGTGAGCCGCATAACGCATCACAATAGCGTTATGTGAGGCCGCGAGGCTACGAAACGGGCGGGGCGTGGGGCGAACGTCAATTGCGTTATATCGTGGGCCATGCGCTGGGCAAAAGAGGCTTATGTAACGTACGCGGCGCGCGGGAGAAGACATAAGCATAATAGGGCGTGGGCGGGGCGATAAGGGGCGTTACGTCAAATAGTTATAGAATTATGTTCAAATCCATTTGACATAAATGTAGTAACATAATCGGGCCAACCTCCCCAGACATCGACCCAAGCGCTTCGTGTTTGTCAAATAATGCTTTTCGATGCCTATTTGAAAAATTTACGCGTTTTCAACTTTTTGAAAAGATTTACGTACCATAAGCCTATTAAATCGGGTCCCATATTGACGCGTAACGCCCTGTACGTTACATTCGCACCACTATGAATACCCCTCAACTTGACGCCTCACTACGGGCCGTTCCCTCCTTTGACGGGACGCAAGTGTATTGTCCGTTACTCCTGCGAATCGAAATTCATAAGCGGATGGTTGCGCTTCGCATTGCAACGCGCCCTATGCCTGCTCCCGCACCGACACACCTAGGATTTAATGGACCGAGAGTGCGGGTGTGCAAAGCGGACGGATGCGGGCGAGAGGTACATGCGAAATCGTTATGCAGGCCCCACCATAGGCAACTATTGAGAGGTACATTCACTGGCGAGAAGATCCGTGCGGAGCGCGCGGGTCGACCGGTGCAAGCGAAAACTATCTCAGATTTGGATAGGAAACGAGCGGCCAAAGATGCGCTGATTGAAGTCATGGGAGGACGATGCCTTGTTTGCAGAATAGCGTACCATCGAGACATATACGACCTGCATCATGTGTTTGAGAAGAGGGGCGTAGTAAGCGACCTGATTCATCGAAGAAAATGGTGGGAGGTCAGCGTCGAGGCATCAAAGTGTATCCTCTTATGCGCCAACTGCCACCGACAGGAACACGTCGATCGACGGCGGTACGAGTAGCTCCGTACCGCCGTCTCCCGTACCGCCGTCTCCCGCTACGCCGCGGGAACGATTCGGGGAAGCGGAAAAGAGAAGGGCGGCTATTGAAACGATGAGAGGTCGATGTCTGCTGTGTGGATCGACGTATCATCCGGACGTGTACGACTTTCACCATATTTTCGACAAGGATTCAAACGTCAACGATTTGCTTTACGAATTTAAGCTGTGGGAGCTATCGGTCGAATTGGCAAAATGCGTTTTGCTTTGCGCCAACTGCCATCGGACAGAGCATGCGGTCGTCCGTCCTTGAATCCCGTATTTTAGGTTATTGTGTCAACCGGTTTTTAGGGAATGGGGCAATATTGACCCATGGACAAGGCGTGTTGGACACTCCTTTACCCGAATTGCAAATTATGATAAAACCGCAACATGGATATCGTCCTAGCTGAGCTGCCGTACAAAGTGGCACCGACCACACTGTCGCTTCGAGAAGAGGCGTTCATCACCCATCTAGCCTGCGAGGGAGACGTCGCTGCGGCGTATCGCGCCGCTTACCCCGGGGTCATTAAGGAGGCGGCGAAACTCGGAAGGAGGATGGTGAATCGCGTCGACGTGCAGGCGAGACTGCGGGAGCATCAAGAGGCGATCAGTAAGATACCCTCCGCAATCAGCGCGACGCGTTTGATATTTGAGTTGGAGGAGATGGTCAATGCGGATGTCAACGAGCTGATCTCGGTCGAGTACCGAGCATGTCTCGGGTGTTGGCCGGTGATCGATCCGCATCAAGACCCTAACACCGACTGCTTGGCATGCGCCGGGCGAGGAGAGCGAGTCGTGATCCTTGCAGATACGAGCAAAGTATCGCCCGGAGCGCGCCGCTTATTCAAAGGCGTCGAACTCGATCAATGGGGGCATGTGAAGAAACTGTTACTCCACGATCAGATGGCGGCGCGCATTGAGCTGCATAAGCTGAAGGGGCTACACATCGAGCGGAGCGTCAATTTGAACGTCAACAAGAATCTGCCGAACGTCGGGGAGATGGTGAAGGACCCGATCGAGATGGAGAAATACTTGGAGGGGCTCAAATGAGTGAGGCGCAAGTCGACACTGCGGTTGAAGTGATCGTCCGCGCCGCCGCGACGATCGATTCGCAACAACGTGATCTCATCGTTGCGCGACGACAGATACAGGCTCTCGAAGGGAAAGTGGAACTGTTGATGAAGTATGCTGTTGCCGTCGAAGATCACAACACGGAATGCAAAGCCATATGTAACGAGGGAGCCAATTGCGGATACGAGGGGTTCCTGCGTCGGACGAAGCGTCGGTGCGCCGAGTGCCCTATGCGCAGCGTGATCGACATCATGCCCCATCGAGGGAGCGCGTGATGAGCCCGCTTCCGCTCGACTGGAAGCCGCCAACGCATTTCGCGCGCTCGGATCGTATAGAACCGGTTGTGTTGAGCACGGAAGATCGACTCGCTATCGCTACGCATGAGGCGATGCTCGTGTTGCCGAAATTCGCGCAGGTGGGGCTGGCATTGGTGTCGGCGTCTAAGAGCGATCGACGGCACCTACTCGCGGTCACACCGAAAAAAGAACTTGAAGAGGCGCTTGCATACGTCGCATCGCCGGCTGAAGAACGTGAGCGCGATCGTATGATGGCGTGGATGCGCAAAGATCCGCGGCGCATTACGCTCCTCAAGCACTACTACGGCAAGATGCGGCGTATCGCCGACTTCGTTCATGACTGGGGCATCACGATCGATCCGCGCGCCGTAGCGGAGAATCGCCCTGCGCTCGTGCCGTTCAAGTTGTGGCCGAAACAGCGGCAGCTAATTGACTGGATACTAAAATGCTGGACCGACGGCGTGCCCGGCGTTGTCGTCAAAGGCCGTGACGTCGGCGCAAGCTGGATCGGTATGGCCGTGCTTTGCTGCCTGGATATTTTCGAGAATCGCTTCGCAGGCGGCATTGCATCGGCCACTGAAGTCAAATTGGATCGTTCCGGTGATCCCGATACTCTTATGTTCAAAGCGAAGGAATTCGTACGTCACTTGCCGGAAGAGTTCCGTGCCGGCTTTGACGACCAAAAGCATGCGCAATACTTGCGAATGCAGTTTCCCGAGACGCAGTCGACGCTTACTGCCGAGGCCGGCGACAATACGGGCCGGGGTGGTCGTAAATCGATCTGCATAGTGGATGAGTCGGCGTTCTTTGAGCATCCTGAGCTGATTGATGCATCGCTCGCCGCGACAACCAATTGCCGTATCGATATCTCGACGCCGCATGGTATCAACGCATTTTTCTATCGCGCCAACAACGACTCGATTCGTCGCTTCGATATTGATTGGCGCGATGATCCGCGGAAAGATCAAGCGTGGTACGACAAGAAGAAATCGGAAATGGATCCGGTTGTCTTCGCGCAGGAGATCGATGCCAACTTTTATGCCTCCGCAGAGGGAGTACTTATTCCGCCGCAGTGGGCCGCTGTCGCTGTAGGGTTGTTGCAAAAACTTGGGATCGAGCCGAGCGGAGCGCGCGTCTCCGCACTCGATGTGTCCGACGTCGGTAAGGACCGCTGCGCATGGGTCGGGCGGCACGGCCAAGAGCTACAGGATGCGAGCACATGGACAGGGCAGGGGAGCGACACCACCGGTACCACCGCGCGCGCATTCGGGCTTTGCGATCAGTTTGGGTACGAGGAGATGGTGTATGACGCGACCGGTGTCGGTTCGGGCGTGCGCGGCGCTGCGCGCGTGATGAACGACAAGCGAATGGAGGAGGGGACCCCAACCGTTGTCATCTCCGAGTTCGTCGCTGGGGCCACTGCGTTGTTTCCCGAGCGTATCGTCCCTGGCACCAAGCGCAAGGCGAAGGACATGTTTGCGAACCGCGCGGCGCAAGCCGGGTGGCATTTGCGGCTGCGCTTCCAAGAGTCGTTTAAGGCGGCGACCGGTCTACCTTACGACCCAGAGTTGCTTATTTCTATCGATCCGCACCTCAAAGACCTGTCGCGGGTGATGGCCGAACTATCTCAACCGCAGGTTAAAGAGACGGCTACTGGCAAGATTCAATTGGAGAAAACGCCTAAAGGGGCGCGATCTCCCAACTATTTCGACTCGATCAGCTACGCCTATGCACCCAGTGTGCTTCCACTCAATATCAGTGATAAGCTGTTGGCCTCACTGGGCGGCCCGAGCGGACTACCCCAGCGCTATGAGGGCCGAGGCTTTCCATCGACTGACGCTAGCCGCATAGTGAACGCTACCCATCAACTGTTACGGGGCTGAGTTCCCGCGGGAACATATGACCGACAAATCTAAACCGATGAAGATCACCGAAGCGATGCTGATGTCGATCGCAGGTGACCTCATGCCTGAACAGCGCCGCGCGTTCCGAGTGCCGGTGTTACCGCCCGGCGTGATTCCGAAGGGCGCGAACTACGCACTCGATTCGTGTGAGCCGATCATGAATTGGCTGAACATGAATCAGGGCTTTTGTGGTCTTGGCTTTCCCGGCTACACATTTTTGGCGGAGCTTGCTCAGCGCAGCGAGTTCCGCGCCGCCACCGAAACGACTGCGAATGAGATGACGCGCGAGTGGTTGCAGTTCACCGGTTGCAAACCCGATCAGCAATACGAATTGACGGAAGCATTCACCGAATTTAATGTGCGCGGAGTCTTCCGAGACTGCGAGCGAATGGACGGTTTCTTCGGCCGCGGCAATCTGTATATCGGCATCAAAGGACAAGAAAGCGATGGCCGGCGTATGTTGCCGCTACTCTATACTCCGGAAACGATCAAGAAGGGATCATTGAAGATGTTGAAAGCAGTCGAACCGATCTGGACGACGCCGTACATGTACAACGCGATCGATCCGACCGCACCCGATTTTTACAAGCCGACAATGTGGTACATGCTGAGCAAGCGCGTGCATTCGTCTCGCCTACTTTCATTTATCAGCCGTCCGCTACCGGATATGCTGAAGCCGGCCTACAACTTCAGCGGCATGTCGCTTTCCCAACTGATGGAGCCATACGTGCAACGTTGGTTGAAGACCGTCGACAGCGTGAATCGTTTAATCTCGAATTACTCGACGTCCGGTATCATGACGAATATGCAAGCGACTCTCGAAGGCGGGCAGGATGCATCGAGTCTCACGAAGCGTGCGCAGCTGTTCGCTATGCTGCGAGACAATCGCGGCTTGCTGTTACTCGACAAAGAGAGCGAGCAGTTTTTCCAGTACAACACGCCATTGAGCGCATTGCCGGATCTTCAAGCCCAAGCGCAAGAGCACATGGCTGCGCCGTCGCACATTCCCCTCGTCAAACTCACAGGCATCACGCCTGCGGGATTGAACGCATCGAGTGAAGGCGAACTCAAAGTATGGTATGACCACGTTGCGGCCGAGCAAGTCAATGAGTTCAATCCGAACATGGACATCATCCTGAAGATCATGCAGTGTCATCTGTGGGGTAAGATTGACCCGAAGATTGGATACCAATGGATAGACCTCGACAGCCCGACCGATAAGGAACTCGCTGAGATGCGCACCGCTGACGGTAAGGCGGATGCTACGTATCTCGATAAGGGTGTCGTCGGCAAAAAAGAAGTTCGTCAGCGGCTACGCAAGTCATCCACGAGCGGGTATAGTTTCCTGGAGAGTGACGAGCCCCCAGATGATGCCGCAGAGATCGTCGACAAAGAGGCGAAGGGCGAAGAGGGCGGAGCGTTCGGTGGCAAAGGTAAAAAGCCCGGCGACAAGTCGGGCGGTAAAGGTGAAGAGAAATGAAATTCGATACAATGACTGCGGTATTGTGCTTACTCGGCTGGGCGCTTCATTGGCTTACAAGTTGGGGTGAAGCGTTCAAAGCGGACAAAACCACTCTGCGCGGCTACGTAGAAAAGAGTCCGCCAGCGTTCTACACTAGCGTGCTCGCCACGATCGCCGCATATCTGATCGGTCCGGACATGCTGACTATGACGGGTATCGATCTGCCGCAAACCTCAGGCGTCAAATTTCTTGGCGCATTTGCTGTCGGCTACTTTGCCGATTCGATCGTTTACAAGTTTTCGAATCTGGCGAAGAAGGTATCCTAACATGGGTGCCGTGCTCGCTATCGGGGCGGTACTAAAACCGTTTTGGAAGTACATTGTGGGCGTCATCGTCTTGATTGCACTGATCTGGTCCATCTACAGTTGGTACGAAGGGAAACTCAACGCCGCGTATGCTCGCGGCATCGCAGTGATCGAAGCGAAGGATGCGGCGATTCTCGTCGAGCGTGAGAAACTGAACGCGCAAATTGTGAGCGACTTGAAAATTTCTGCCGCTCAGAAACAAGCTGAACTTGAAGGTAAATTACATGCGAACGAACTTATTGCTGACGATCTGCGTACTCAGTTGCGTGTTCATCGGGTGTGCAGCGATGAGAGAAGTGGCCGCGCCGTTTCCGGAGATCCCGGACCCGCCAGCAAAGTCGATGGAGCCGCCAGAGATGCCGGACCCATTGAACCAGCTCAAGAAGATTCTACTCCGACCGTCGGCGACGACCTCGTTACGATCGGCGAAGTCTGCCAATCCAATACCGACAAACTAGTCACGCTTCAGAGTTATGTGACCGATTTGAGGAAGAAATTGAAGCTGGCCGCGAAAAAGTCGAAGTAGCTGAGTCACTCACGTGATAGATAAGCTGATAGAGTTTTTCCTAGAAATACTCCATCTGTTTAAGTTCTGGACCGTAATAGAACAGTATGAAGCTGCCGTCGTGCTTCGCCTCGGGACGTTTCAGCGCGAACTAATCCCCGGCTTCCATTGGGTTATCCCTCTCGGAATTGATCGTGTGCTTCACGATAACATCGTTCCGCGCACGCATCGCCTAGAACCTCAGTCGCTCATGACCTCTGATGGAAAAGTAATCACCGTCACCGGCGTCATTACCGCGCGAATTGCTAACATCCAAAAAGCCCTCCTCGAAGTGGAAGGTGTCGATCACGCATTAGTGGATTGTTGCACGGCGGCTATCGCCGAACGAGTCACGAGTTCTACATGGGAAGAATTGACCACCGAAGGATTCCGCGAAAAACTCATGAAGGAGTGTCGCAAACAAGGATGGAAATATGGTCTAGAAATCGAGCGTGCGCAATTGGCCGATATTTGTCCGTCACGCTCGATTCGACTTCTTTCCGTCAGAATGGGGCATTAAGTCTGGTAGAACTTGACCTATACGCGCCGGTCGCGTAAAACGTGCTCTACACAACGTGGAGTCTCAAGAATGCCTAAAACATCTCGTGATCTAATATCCTTCCGCAATGAGTTCGATAAGAAAATTCAGATCCGAAAGCGTCTGAAGGAAGCACTCGCCGCACTACGTAAGCTGGGTCGTGAGGAGTGGAGAAGCGAGCGGGAATTGATCGACACGGCGCACGTTAGCTGCAAAGATATAGGGGAGTTCCGTCAAGAATTCGCGGCCCACATCGTCACCGTTCCGAGCATGCAGCGGGGGAAGGACAAAACGATTTGGTTCGCCGATCCGAAAGTTGCCGCTAAGGTCCGCCAATGAACACGCGTACGATTGATGATTTTCGCAAAGAGCACGATCCGGCTTATCGGTTCGAAAGCCCAAATATTGTTTATTCTCGTGATCTCGATAAGAAGTGTAAAAACTTCATCGTGGTCGCGGCTCAGAACGCTACGCCGGTCGAGCCGACGTGGTGGGCGGTCCTCCAGCAAATCGCAAAACACCGCAAGGCGGAAATTCTCGTCATCCCGATTCGGTACAAGAATCCGACTTCGCATTGGAGCGGTTCACAGAATAACGCCGAGTATTGGGATCCGCTAGTGCGTGATCTCTTGTGGAATGTTCGGCATTCGCTGAATAAAAACCTCACGGTTCTTGCGGATATGAAAGCCCAGCCGACCGCATCATCGCCGGTGACCGGATCAGACGCGTTGACCGCGGATCAGTCCTCCATTATCGGACACACCAAGATTCAATTGCGGTCCGTGCCGGTGCCAAGTAGTCTCATGGCGAAACTGGTCACGACGACTGGAGCCTGCACAGTACCGAACTTTACGGATAGCCGCGCGGGCAAGCTCGGTGAGTTCCACCATTCATACTCTGCGGTGCTCGCCGAACTCGATGGCGGGCGTTTCAATATGCGCCATCTTCATTACAGCGAATCGAAAAAGCGCTGTATCGATCTTAACGTGATGTATGACTCGCGCGGATTTTCGAAAGCGCCCCCAGCCGAAGCGCTCATTATGGGTGACACGCATGTTCGTTTCATCGATCCGCTCGTTGAGCGAGCGACATTCGGTAAGAAAGGCATCATCAACCAATGCGATCCGAAACATCTCATCTGGCATGACCTCTTGGATTCGTACAGCATCAGTCACCACCACAAGAAGAAACCCTTCACGCGACTCTCGAAGTTGCTGTCCGGTCGCGACGACGTAATGGGAGAAATTGACGAGGCGGTTCGATTCGTAATGGATCGAGGTCGCGGGCGGCATAACGTGATCGTTCCGAGCAATCACATCGACCATTTGACTCGGTGGATCGAAGAGACCGATTGGAAGGAAGATTTGCGGAATGCAAAAACGTATCTAAATACGGCGCTTCAAATGGTTAAAGGGCTGGAGACCACTCCGAGCGGAGCGAAATTCCCTGATCCGTTCGGCCTATGGTTCCGCAAGATTGCCGCCAATAGTTTTCGGGAATTCCGACTACTGAGCCGCGACGAGTCATTCAAGCTGGCCGGGGTAGAACTCGGTTTGCACGGTGATAAAGGGCCGAACGGCGCGCGTGGGAGCGTGATGAATCACCGACGGCTCGGCGTGAAAACGGTCATAGGCCATAGCCACGTGCCTGCCATCGACGAGGGAAGCTATCAGGTAGGCACATCTACGTTGCTCAACCTCGAGTATGTCAGCGGCCCTAGTTCTTGGTTGAATTGCCACTGCCTGTTAAATGCTGACGGAAAACGACAACTTATTTTCATCATCAAAGGTAACTGGCGCGCATGAACTTACTCTCTCCCTCGACTTTTTGGTCTCTCAGTGCCGCGCTAGTAGCGGTTGCACTGGAGTATTGCTACCGCATGTTCCCGGCCCCTTGGACCAATGCAGGATACATGACCTTGTTCATCGTAGCGCAATGCGTTATAGGGCTGGCGATCTACAAAATTGTCAACACCCCAGGCGTACCGCTCGTGGGCGCGCTCATCGTGTGGAGCTTCGCAACCATCTTCATGCGGGTCCTTGTTTCATACGTGTTTCTTCACGATAAAATATCGCCGGGGACCTGGTGCGCTGTTGGGCTCTTAGTCGTCGCGCGCTTCGCTCAAACCTTTTGGAAGTAGGAGAATCAAATGAAAACTTCTCTACCGCTCGATTCTGAGGCGCGCAAGACGTATCCTTTGTTCTCCGGCTGCAAAGCGTATTTCCCCGCCGCGCTCGCGGGCGTGGCGCATCACTCGTTCATTAGCAACGAGAAGCACAACAAAGGACAGCCATTGCATCATTCGCGCGGCAAGTCGAACGATCATCAAGATTGTATAGAACGCCACAATTCCGACCTCGGCGATCTGCTGGCGGCTCTGAAGCGCGGGGAACCAGTGAATATCGGAGATATCCTGTACGAAGCTAATGCGATGGCGTGGCGTGCATTGGCGCTGTCCCAAGAGCTTCATGAAGAGCACGCTGGCTGTCCGCTTGCACCCGCTGCCCGTTTACCGTTGGCTCCTCCGCCCCCGCCGGTCGAAGCATTCGGCGTTCCGGAATTCCTTCGTCCGAAGAAACAAGTATGACGGCGCAGTTGCTGAAACTCTGGCGCTGTTGGATCTCGGATCGCACGCACCGTAAGCCGTTATGGAAGACTTGGATACGGCTCTTGGCCGGCATGCCGAAGATCGCCGATCAAGCAGAGGATGACGCGTACTACCGAATTTATAAAGAGAGAATCGATAACGGGCAGTACAAGTCGGAATCGGTGGCGCGGGGTAAATGGGTTCGAGGGCAGTGGCTAATGCGGAGCACGTCATGAAAGTTTTCATTGGGATCAACGCCGGCAGTTGGAAGATCGGATTAGAGTACGCCCCCATCAGTCATGAGGATGGCGGGCAGTATATGACCAGATGGATCGTATACCTCCTATGGTTCAACTTGCGCTTACACCACTTTTTCCGCGGCGATTACGATCGAGCGTCCCACACCCACCCGTGGTGGTTCATCACGTTTCCTTTTACGGCGTATTGGGAACAGGTATATGAAAAGGGAGTTTTCGTTTCGAATAGGCTAGTTCGCCGACTTAGATTTCATTGGAGGTCGTCGAATTTCGAACATATAGTTTTGTATCCGGTCACGGTGGGGTTCGACCCGGCGTACCCCCAGTACAAAGAAGTCGCCGCTTGCCACAGAATGAAACCGTTCTGGACTTTTGTGATCGCTGGCCGGCCCTGTAATGTATGGGGCTTTTATGGGACTTCTGGACTTCCGATGGCAAGTTCCATCCAATACGGTGACGAATGAGGGATATAGCAGTTGTCGTCTTCGCATGGGGCGGCTCTCGTCCGATTTATTCCGCATGGCACGCGGAGAATATGCGGAGAATGGTTGCCAAGCATCTGACTCTTCCGCATCGCTTCGTTGTTGTCACCGATAACATAGATGTTCACAAAGACGCTGGTTTGCAAACATATCCTTTATGGGCATGCCCGAAGCATGATGAGCTTCGAACCAATTGGATCAATTGCTATGTTCGCCTGGGGTTGTTCGAAAAGTATATTGGTGGCGCCATCGCTTCACGCATTCTCGCTCTCGATCTCGACGCGGTGATTCGCGCGCCAATCGACGATCTCTTTGACGGTGACGAGCCGTTCAAGGTGTTGGCGATGAACGACCGAGATCATCTGCAAGGCGCGCTATTCCGCGTAGACCCCGGTCTCGTTTCTCCTTGTCCGTGGGACCACTATATGCGGAACGATGAGACACAAGTATTCGAGCGCAGTGCGAAATGGATCGGCAGCGATCAGGCGATTCTGTCGGAGATGTTCTACGACGACGTGCGCTCCGGAAAAATTCCTAACTGGTCGCAAGACGATGGCATCTCAATCAATGAGTTCGAAGCGCCATGGCGCATATTCTTCCGCACCAGCAACCGCAAATGCTGGTTCCCCGACATGCCTGAGCAAGCGGAGTATCTCGCGCAGTCGGACCGAGAGAGCGTGCCGGAAGCGCTACTGCCCCGGATTATGACCCCGCCTCCGGTCGTACCGGGGAGAATGACGATTCAGCGCCAGCGCCGACGCGGTGGCGGGAGAGGCTGGTAGATTCTGTCAAATAGCTGGTGTATTCTAAACGCATGGAGTACACCTTCGACAAACGCACTATCGACAACAACGGCCATTTGCACGTCCCGAATTGCCGTGTAACTAAGGCTTCTGTCGACAAATATCTCGGCGCGGAGACGCGCGGCTCATCTGTGCGCGGCTTTGCCGCGATGGATGTGATCTCGATCTATCGCGACGAACAAGAACTCATCAAGTCGCTCTCATCGTTCGACACTGTTCCATTGATGGTCGAGCACGTCATCACGACGGCCGATGACCCGAAAAAAGATCTACTTGTCGGCGCTGCGACGAACCCGCGCTGGGAAGCACCCTATATAATCATGGACTTGACCATTTGGGATCAAGCCGGGATCGATCTAATCGAATCGAAAGAACAGGCGGAACTAAGCGCCGGTTACTCTCGTGATCTCGATTGGACTGCGGGAAAATCTCCGAGCGGCTTGCAATTCGATGCGCGCATGTTTAACATAAAGTGCAATCACGTTGCGCTAGTTCGAAAGGGTCGCGTCGATGGCGCGCTCGTAGCGGATAAGGCCCCAGAGGTTTCCATGTTCGACAAGTTAAAGTTTCCGAAGATCGTCGCCGCGCTGTTTAGCGCGCTGAACATCACGCCGAAAGCGGAAAGTGCTTTGGCGCTCGATGCCGCGCTCGAATCGGAAATCGTTGTCGACGCCGCGAAAAAGGAACCAGTTGTCGAGGCCGTTAAGGAACTGACCGAAGACGAAAAGGTCGCTAAGGCGAAAAAGGATAAGGAAGATTCCGAAGCGGCTGCGAAAGTCGCCAAGGAAAAAGAAGACGCGGCATCATGCGCAATGGATGCGAAGATCAATGAGGCTGTGGCGGCCGCTGTCACTGCGGCGGAATCTCGGGTTTACGCCCTATGTGCCGCAAAGTCGGACGTTGAAGAAGTTGTCGGCGATGTGTCGCTCGACAGCGTCGAAAAAGTTTATCGTTTCGCGTTGACCAAGGTCGGCGTGGAACACGAAGCGGTTGCTGCCGACGCACTACCGGCTTTGTGGGGATCAAGTCAAAAGCCGTCGGGCGTTTCGTTGGACTCCGCGCGTCACGAACCGTTCGATATCACCGCTCTCTTTCCTGGCATCGGTCTCATTCGCAAGGGTTAAAACATGAGTCTCAATCGCAATCAAGGTTTTCCGACCTTCGTCAATCGGCATCTTGCCCCCGGCGTCGTGGGCGCATTTGCCTCCATGAACCCGCGCGCAGTTGTCCTGGCCGGTCCCGGTGCTTTTCTCGCCGATGATTCGCCCCCGGTAACAGTGGGTCATTTCGCTTGGGGAGTACCTACAACGGGAATCGCCAACAGTGACGTGCAGTCCGCCTCGTTCCTGGGCTTTGTCGCCAATGAAGGCCAAACTGTTATCACCGATTTCCTCGGCGTTTCGCGTCTCGCGGTACAAGCCGGCTTCCCCGTGACCCTTTACAGCCATGGCGACTTCTGGGCGTTCGTCAATCAGACAAGCGGCTTGGCGGTTGCCGTCGGTGACGTGATTTACGCGACTGCGGCAACCGGCGAACCGACGACCGATTCGGCCAGTGCCGCGAACCCGGATACGGGCTTCCATGCTGCTACCGCCGCTCCGGCTGCGGTTACTTCGTCTGCGTCTTCACTGGCGACTACAGGCATCCTTACGGTCGGTGCGACGCTTGTCGGTACGATCATTCCGGGTGACGGCAACAGCGTTGTCGTGAACGGCACGAATGTCCCGCAAAATACGTTCATTCAGTATCAGTTGACCGGTACGGCCGGTAGCACGGGTACATACCAGACCAGTTCGCGCGGAGTCGTTGTCGGCAGCGAAGCGATGACGTTCAGCACGGGTCGCCTCGTCAAAATCACCCGTACCTTCTAAGGCACGGGCGGTCATCAAAGGTTTCTAGGGCACAACAGCCACAAGTTTAAGGGTCAAGTACATGCGCACCAATTTCTCGTTCGACGCCGCTAAAGTCCGCGAAGTGATTCTCGCCGGTAACGAAGCGGACATCTTTGCCGCTCTCGCCGAAGCGGGTGTCACGTTTGATTCCCGTTTGGGTAAGATTGGCTTCCTGAAGCAAGCGGCCAATGCAACCAAACTGCGTGTGGACGCGGCCAGCGGTGCGCTCGTGTGCGACGCGCAGCCGGAATTGGCTACGTTCGCGAACGCAGGTATCCCGGCATGGTTGGCCAACTATTTCGATCCGAAACAGATCGAAGTGTTGTTCTCCCCCCTGCGCGCCACCGAGATTGTCGGTAGCGAAGTGCAGAAGGGCGATTTCACGACCGAATATGCGACGTTCACGACCATTGAATCGGTCGGCGAAGTGTCGAGCTATGGTGACTTCAACAATAACGGCATGACGAAGGCGAATGTCAATTTTCCGCATCGTCAAGCCTATCTCTATCAGGCGTTCACCAATTGGGGCGAGCGTGAGGCGGAGAAGTATGCGAAAGCTAAGGTCGACTGGGCCAATCAGCAATCAATCTCCAGCATCAAAGTGCTGAACCGTTTCCAGAACGATTCGTACTTCTCGGGCATCGCGGGCCTACAAAACTATGGTCTGTTGAATGACCCCGGTTTGTATCCCTCGATCGCTGCCACTACGGCTTGGGCGACCGCTACGCCGAACCAGATCTATGAAGACGTTCGTCGTCTGTTCGCGCAGCTTCAGAATCAGAGCGATGGCGTGATCGATGCGGATGCGCCGATGACTCTCGCGCTCTCACCAGTGAGCAACAGTGCACTCGACAAGGCGGATGCAACCTTCTACGGACGCACCGTGCGGATGACGTTGAAGGCGAATTATCCGAATATGGAAATCAAGACGGCTGTGCAATATCAGACGTCATCTGGCGAACTCGTGCAGTTGATCTGCCGCGAAGTCGACGGAAAGCAAACCGCCGAAACCGCGTTCAGCGTAAAGATGCGCGCGCATGCGGTGGTTGTCGGGCACAGCTCGTGGTCGCAGAAAAAGAGCCAAAGTACATATGGAACAATCATTTACTACCCGTATGGGATTGCTTCTTTGATCGGTGCGTAATCTTCGAGCGGGACAGTTCGCCTCCAGCAACCCCCGCTCAGTTCTTCTCGCCGGGGCCTTGGCGTATCGCGCCGACGGCCCCGACGGTGTTCAAGTAGGTGTTTTCGGTTGGGCTGATCCGAATACCGGGCTGGTCGACAATGTCCGAACTCTGTCTCGGCAACGCCTCGGCCTCATTCTTCCCATCATTGGTTTCCGTACGATCCCACGCTTGTGGGATGTTATTCCCCCGGGTTACGAAGTAACACTGGCCTCTGCGGGCGATTTCGTCGTTTCATTTCCCGGTGGCGCGGTTGTCTGTCAGGACGTGCGAGCGTCTCTACTTGACGGCTCGCCAGTTTCCGGGGAGACTTCCGGCACTGAGGGCACTCCTTGGGTGGTCATGCAAAATGCGGCACCCGGTGAACTCTGCGTCATATCTAGCTGGAGTCGCATGCAATGAGTACAGATGTCGTCATCGTCGCTTGTAAATTACCTGCCGGTCTCATTATCGAGGTTGGCACGCTTGGTCAGGATGACCATTACCGTGTGGAAGTCGCTGGTCCAAACACCTCGCTCCGCACTGGTCGTCCCGGCGGAATTCTTGTCGGGGGCTATGCGTTCTCGCCGGTTCGTCGCGATGCGTGGGCCGAATTCGTTCGCACCCACAAAAACGCCGCGTATTTGAAGAATCGCGCCGTGTACGCCGAAGATTCGCTCGACAAGGCACAGGCCGCCGCGTTGACTGACGGCAACACCCTACTCGGCTTCGAGCGTTTGAATCCCGATAAATTGCCGGATGGCCTTGAGCCGGATGCGGACCACTTGAAGGCTGCTAAACGCGAAGCCTCGAAACTGAACGCCGGACTCCCGGAGTAACGTGACGATCGCAGCTTGCCCACCGCCGAGTACTCCTATTCACGGGGTCGTGACTTTCGTCCCCGGCGACTTCAAAACCGCGTATCCGGAATTCGCCACGATTGCCGATGCGGTACTCATGGCGAATTTCTCTCTTGCGACACTGCAACTCAACAACTCATGCGGCTCGACCGTTTGTGATGCTCCGCTTCGTGAGCTGCTTCTGAACCTGCTTGTTGCCCATATCACCACGTTGCGCAACGGCGCGAACGGCCAGCCGGCTCCTGGCATGGTCGGGCGCATTGGTTACGCGATCGAGGGAAGCGTGGCGGCTACCGCCGAGATGGGGCCGCAAGTTTACGGGCAGGGGTATTACAGCCAAACGCAGTGGGGGTCTGCATATTGGGCCAGTACTTCCCGTTGGAGGCAGGCCGTTTACGTGCCGGCGCCAGTCACTTGTGCGGACATACTCGTTCCAGGTTTTTTCCCTACTCCCCGATGGTGATCGCTTGTGCGAGCCATCTTTTCCACTGCCGATGCTAAGAGAACCTTAGAGCGAGCGTTGATGAAGCGCTACAAAGCGCTCACGTCGGCGAAAGACGTCGATGTCGGATTCTTTCCCCAACACACCCACCCCGAGGCACACGTGCCGGTGGCGACCGTTGCTGCATGGCAGGAGTGGGGGACCAATGGCCTCCATCCAACGCCGCCTCGGCCGTTCATGCGGTACTCGATAGAAAACTATTCGGCTGAGTGGGCGGAGATAATTCGGGTATCATTGAAGGCGACCAATTACGACGCTAAGGCGACACTGACAGCTGTCGGACAGCTCGTGACAATGAGGATCCAGGGCGTCATTAAGACTTGGTCAGAGCCGCCCAATGCGCCTTCTACGGTCGCAGCGAAGGGCTTTAACAACCCGCTGATCGAGACTCAGTACATGGTGCGACACGTGACTTACAAGGTGAACACGAAATGAATTTGCACGCAGTGACTCGAGGCACGATTACTTCGGTGAATGCCGATCAGATCGGTATCTGGCGCAAGTCGACCGGTAACAGTGTCACCCCCGGCGGTCGCGTCATTCCGCTTTACGACGACGTAACCCCTGTTCCGATTCAGGTTCAGGCGCTCTCGGGCCGCGATCTGCGGCATGTCAACTATCTCGGAGTGCAAGGCGTGCGCCGATCGGTTTACATGTATGGCAACGTACAGGGGATCAATCGGCCGAATAATCAAGGTGGAGACCTGTTAGTATTTGCCGAGGTCCCAGGCGACACGTCGAAGACCTGGCTCGTCGCGATCGTATTCGAAACATGGCCCGACTGGTGTCGCGTTGGAGTTTCCTTGCAGGTGCCGACGTTCGGAATCACTACGGAATCCGGCATATCTATCACAACGGAGAGCGGCGAAGTGCTGCGAACAGAATGAAAAAGCTATTTTATACATTGACGGCTATTCTCGGTTTGTCAATCTGCGGATTGACGTTTGCGGATGTTCCAATTTCTGGACTGCCCGCCGGCACGACTCTCGGGGGCACCGAAGCGATTCCCGCGGTGCAAACGGCGGTTACGGTCAAGACGACTCCGGCCGCGATCAACACGTATGTCCAAGGCCAACTTACCTCGGCAATAGTGATCGGCAAATTCACCGGATGTAGCGGCATTAAATATCTCGGCGCAGATGGTGCGTGCCATACCGTTCCCGGTGGCGGCGTTACGAGCGTGGCACTTACCGCCCCCGCCGGATTTAGCGTTACGGGTTCCCCAATCACTTCTAGCGGCACCCTGGGGATAACGGGTACTTTGAGCCCCTCCGCAGGGGGCACCGGGGCTACAACCCTTAGCGGCGTGCTAAGAGGCAACGGGACATCAGCAATCGATTCGGCAGCGGCCTCGGATGTCGTCAGTCTATGGTCGGGCACATGTAATGGGTCTTCTTTCTTACGTGGCGACGGGGCATGTGTTGCGGTGGCGGGTGGCGCGACTCTGGGCGCAAACACTTTCACTGGCCGACAAACGGTAAGCTATAGCAATCCGAGTATCGACTACTATTCGACTTCGGGAACATCTGAGGAACATTGGTGGCGAACCGAGGTAAGCGCGGCGGGAGACACATGGCGATTAGCGGGCGTATCAGATAACGGTCTAACCGTTTTCGATGTAATTTCGGCGACCCGCTTTCACAATTCCATCATACAGATTGACCTAGCCGGACCGACTCAGGCGGACGACACGTTTAGTTTTGGAGCGGAAGTAGGCTTCAGCACCCAGGTAAGTAGCACGGCTGCGGCAGGGGACAACGACAACTATAACCCCGGCGGCTCGATTGGATCGCGCACCTATTTTCGGTTGACGGCAGATGCTGGCGGATCGAACATTACCGGATTTCAGTCTGCCGCTACGCGCACCGTTAAATACCTCTGGAATGTCGGTACGGTTGGCAATATCGTGCTTAAAAATAATGCTGCGGGGTCAAGCGCCGGAAATAAGATTTTGACACCGGGTGCGGTGGATTTTACGGTGCGGCCGGGCGGTGGCTGGATGATGATTTATGACGGCTCAAGTTCTGTTTGGCGCATCATGTCGAATTAGGCTATGGCCATCATTGTCACGCCCACTCTCGATGAAGTGATGACGAAGGTTCGTGCCTTCCTTATCGCTATTGTTCCCGCGGGAACGCCTGTCATTCGAGGTCCGGTTAATCGCGCGGCGCAACCGGCGGTCGATCACATCATTTTCACACCAATCATGCGGAATCGCTTGCGGACCAACCTGCATGAAGACGACTCGGTTACTCAGGAAACGACAATTGAAGAGGGGGCAAAGGTCACTGTACAGTTTGATTTCTATGGAGAAAACGCCGGAGACTGGTCGGCATCGGCCGAAACGCTGTGGCGTGACGAATATGCATGCGACATATTGTCTCCGGAGGCACAACCGCTGTACACTGATACGGCAAACATGGTGCCCCTAGTAACTGGGGAAGATCAGTTTTTGGAACGGTTCGTTTTAACCGCGACTCTTCAGTGGAACGTGCGTGTCACAGTGACACAGCAATCCGCGAATGTCTTGGACTACGATCTGATAAACGTTGACGTGAGGTTTCCGCCAGTATGAAAGCTATTCCCGCAAGTGAGATCGTACGGGTCGTTCCGAGCGTGCTCGCGCCGGCCGGTCTCGGCCTATCGTTGAACTCTGTGTTTATCACCGAAGACACGACGATCCCAAACGGCGACGTATTGGAGTTCCCGAATCTCCAAGCTGTCAAAAATTTCTTCGGTTCGACGAGCGATGAAGCTACGATGGCTGCGGTCTATTTCGCGGGCTTCGAAGGCGCATCGATTCTGCCGAGTACGTTATTTTTCACGCGTTGGCTGGCCGGCAATGCCCCTGCGTATTTGCGCAGCGGTTCGCTCGCCGCATTGACGCTTGCGCAACTTCAGGCTTTTAGCGGAACGATTACGATCGTCGTGGATGGTATCTCTACCGTTTCCGCCGCGATCAATTTGTCGTCCGCGACGAGCTTTAGTAACGCAGCCGCACTGATTCAAACGGGTATCCGTACGGGTACGCCGAGCAATACGATTTCGTGCAGCTATGATGCGCAGCTTCACTCTTTCGTTATTACGTCGTCTACGTCAGGCGCGTCGAGCACGATCGCTTACCCGACGACTGCCGCTTTCGCAACCAATTTGAAAATCACCGCAGCGACAGGCGCTGTGCTGTCCCAAGGTGGCGGCGCATCGGTCGCGGCAGATGTTCTCGACAACGTCGTTGCGACCACGCAAAATTGGGCGCTGTTCACGACCGTCTTCGCCGCCAGCGCGGGCGAGCTGTTAGCATTTGCCAATTGGGCGAATACCACGAGCGATCGTTACGCTTTCGTCGGCTGGGATACCGATACGGGCCCGACGCTTTCCGCAGATGACACGGGCAGTTTCGGCAACCTCACTTTGGACCTCAATGGCCGTATCGCCGTTTGGGGCGAGACCATTGCTTCGGCAAGCGAAAAGGGCGCGTTCATTTGCGGCGTCACCGCCTCGATCAATTTCCTCGAAACGCAAGGCCGTATCACGTACGACTTCAAACGCCAGTCCGGCTTGACAGTCGACGTGACAGATTCCACGGTCGCGCAAAACCTGCTCGCAAACGGCTACAATTTCTACGGCAACTGGGCGACGGCGAATAATCAGTTCCGTTTCCTTAACAATGGTCAGATCTCCGGCGAATGGCTGTGGATCGATAGCTACGTGAATCAAATCAAGCTCAACAGCGATCTGCAACTCGCGTTCATGGTTCTGTTGACTAGTGTCAAGGCGATCCCCTACAACGCGCGCGGATACAATTTGATTCGGGCTGCGGCGGCGGATCCTATCAATAACGCATTGAATTTTGGTTCGATCCAACCTGGAGTCCAGCTCTCCGCGTTGCAGATCGCGGAGATCGACACGTCTGCTGGCGTGAGCGGCGCAGCGCGGGCAATTCAACAGTTTGGATATTTCCTTCAGGTGAAGCCGGCGGACCCGAGCGTGCGTCCTTCGCGCGGATCACCACCGATAACGCTGTTTTATGCCGATGGCGGATCGATCCAGAAGATCGACCTCGCAAGCATTGATGTTCTTTAATAGGTGAGGCCATGACCGATATTACCTCTGCAAATGCAGTTCTTACAATCGCGCCGCGTACCGCCGGTCTAATCGGATCGGGTGGGGCGTTCACCGTTGAAGGGTTCGCCAGCGATAGCGCGTTTATGGCGGAAGATGTGGATGTCGCCGAAGCCCGGATAGGCGTTGATGGCAAAGCATCGTTCGGCTACACGCCGTATCTGACGAAACAGACGATCACGTTACAAGCGGATAGCCCGTCAATCACGTTGTTTGAGGCCATCGTCGGCGCGCAGAATACTTTGCGCCAACCGATGATCCTCGACCAAGTGCTTTCCATCCCGTCACTCGCGAAAAACTACGTTTTCACGAAAGGCGCGATGACTCGACTGACTCCGTTTCCGCCGGGAAAGAAAGTTCTCGAACCGGTTAGTTACGAGCTAACTTGGGAAGTGGTTGCGGCAGTGCCTCTCTAAGCGTACAGTGCTCCCAGCTTTAACCCTAGGAGCATGAATGCGTAAAGAGAAAATCATCACGATCACAGCTGAAGGTCGAGACCGTGGTAAAATGTTTAGGCTTACCGAATTTAGCGCGGATGTCGGGGAACGATGGGCGTTCCGTGCGCTGCTTGCCCTCTCCCGAGGCGGAATGCAGCTCCCCGAAGGAATCTTCGACGCCGGCATGCCCGGTCTTGCATCGGTCGTTCCATATCTCGTCATCGTCGGCTTGCGTTCTTTGCACGCCGCATCGTGGGCCGAACTCGAACCACTGCTCGATGAGATGATGTTCTGCATCAAGTACCAGCCGCCCGGCGCTTTACCTGCGCAAGATTTGATCGGCGGAATGAATGGCCAGATTGAAGAAATCCGTACGCGGGTCATGCTGCGTCAGGAAATCTTGGAACTGCATGTGGACCCTTCTCTCGCCGCCGTACTCCAGAGTTCGGATCAGCCGGCCGAACAGCAAAAGGAATCGGCGGCACCAAAGGCTATGCGAAGTACGTAAACGTGCGGCCGATCATAGCCGCGCTTGTCTCTGCCGAAATGGCAACGTTCCATGAGCTACAGACGGTGTATTCTGTAGTGGACGCGTATGACATGTTCGAGATCCTCCAGGTGAATAATCACAACGCGCGGGTCTCTCGTTCGAAGGTGAAATAGTGTCTGGCACAGTCATAGAACAGCTCACGACTAAACTCGGTCTCGACGTCTCCGACTTCAAGAAGGGGATCGGTGAGGCCAAGAAGTCTATGGACGACCTGAAGGGCGGTGCGGAGGAATCTGGCAACGCCATCGGGGGGATGATAGGTGGTGTCGCGAAGAAGGCCACAGGCAGTCTAGGTATGCTCGGGTCGGTGCTCGGCAAGAGCGGTATGGTCGGACTAGGAATTGGCGCTGCTATCTACATGGGCAAAAAGCTCGATGATGCGCTCTTTAAAGTCGCGGTAAGTTTACGCCAGGTTTCTATCGAGTCAAAAAACGTCGGGCAGAGCGCTGCGGGTTTACGGAATCTGCAAAATGCTTCGGTTTTGGCGGGCGGGTCTATCGAAGACGCCGCGCAAACCGTGGGCGACCTTCAGAAATCTTTATTCAATCTCCGTTTCAACGGGCAGGTATCCGACCAGATCGTAATGCTTTCACGTCTCGGAGTGCAGTTCCAAGACTCGTATGGCCGCGCTCGCGAGTTTAACGACGTGATGCTGGATACTGCGGCAGCACTTGAGAAAGCTCAAAAGAATGGTGAGATGACTCGCCCGGAAGCGGCAATCTTCGCTCAACAAGCCGGGTTTACGGGGGGTATGCAGCAGCTAGTATTGTCTGGTCCCGCCGGAGTCCAAGCGGAACTTGCAAAACAGCGTGCTCGAACACAGATCAATGACAAGATGATCGGGGCAGGAACAGCGTGGGTGCGCGATAGCGCCAGTATGGGTCAGGCGGGCGAGGCGGAGTTAGGGAACAAAAGTGTCGGGGCCTTCGGGTACGGACGCGCCGCAGCGGACCGGGGGCTAGAAGCCGCCGGCAAGTACACGATGGATTTCCTCACCGCGGCCGGCGACAAACTCAGCGCCGCGGTGGACCGTTTGACTAATTTCTTGAGCGGGCTATTTGGTGGCGCTAAACCCCCTGCGGAGCCGGTATCGCAGTTGAGCGGTGTGACCGGTCGCGGTGGCTCGCGCATGGTGGGCGCGAACGCCTGGCATTCGACGATCGCCGCAGCGGCAAAGCGCAATGGAGTCCCCGAAGAGATTCTTACAGGCCTCATCCGCAAAGAAAGTAGCTTTGACCCTAGCGCGGTGGGCAAGCCCACTCCGTCCGGTACGGCGCGCGGTATCGCTCAAATTCTTCCCGGAACAGGGAAGGAACTCGGCGTAACGCCTGGTCAAAATGCGGCGGCCGATATAGACGCCGCTGCCCGTTACTTAAAGCAACTACATGATCAAGCGGCAACTTCCGGAATGGCGTCTGGAAACGTCATGCCGTGGGTCGTGGCGACGAGCGCGTATCATGCCGGCATGGGGAATGTGCGCAGCGGAAAGAACATTGGGCCTGAAAGTCTCGCATATTCAGGTCAAGTGATGCAAGGTCTTCCGGGGTTCGAGGAAGCGGCGCGGGGTTTCCGTCCCGGTTCCGACGGGGCGACGATCACCAACGAAATTCAGATCGATCAAATCACCGTTCAAACTCAGGCAACGGACGCCGACGGGATCGCCGGTAGTATCGGTGATGCAGCGCGGCGTAAGTTACTCACGGCGCAAGCCGAAACAGGTATTCAGTAATGCCGCGTATTCAATTTCCAAACGTGCCAAATGTGCCCGGAGTGCCGCAGCTGTTGCGCCGGCTTCCGAGTGCGCCGCCGACGATCATCGCTACGATCGCGGGCGCTGCATCGCTCGTTCGTGCGTTTCTATCCAAGAGCCAATGGGGTGTCTTCGCTCACGTCGAGCCGAGTACAGGCGAAACTACCCGAGCGCCCGATGGGACTGTTCGACTTCCCGAAGTGATCGTGGTCGCGAAGCGCGTGCCGGTAGTGACTCCGGACAGCTTCCTCACTTTCGATTTCAACCAAGATTGGAGTGTATCGACGGCGCCCACTCAGAAAGGCGCATTTGCCGATTACAATCGTGTCGCGAGTCCGTTTGAAATTCAGCTACGGATGTTCAAAGGCGGCACGCTCACGGAACGTAAAAACTTTCTGCAACAGATCGATGATCTCGGTACGACGAAGCTCTACGATATTTTCACACCCGAGAAGACTTACTTGAATTGCAATTTCATTCGCGCGGAAATTTCGCGGAAAGGTGAAAAGGGCGCTTACCAGTTGAATATGGTGGACGTGTTCTTCCGTGAGATTCGTCAGATCGTGCCAGCATATACGAAGACCGTGATCGCTGCTCCGGCAGATCCGTCGGCCCGGCAGCAACAAAACAATGGCACGCAGCGGGGAGTTGCGACGACAACGACACCTCCTCCCTCGGTGACGCGATGATTCAAATTCCTCTTTCAGCTATCCCGAGTCAGAGCCTGTCGATTCGGTTGGGCGGGCAGCCGTGCCAGATCGCTTTGCGACAGAACGGCGCGTTCCTCTACTTCACGCTTCTCTTGAACAACGTTCCGATCGTCACATATCGAGCATGCTGCAATCGACAACGCCTATTAATTGACGCCAAGTATAAGGGGTTTATCGGCGACTTTATGTTCGTCGATCAGTCTCCTGCGGACGAGCCACCAGCGTTCGAGGGATTGAACACCCGTTGGATTTTCTACTACCTCTCTGCCAATGAGTGATATCACTTGTCCTTTCTGCGGCGAAACTGAGTTCGACAAAGTCGGGCTGAAATCGCATTTGCAGCGCGGCTACTGCGAGCCGTTTGAGTCGCTTGAAAGGCTTCCCCGTCTTTTCACCCCACACGTAGTTGACGCCGATGAGTAGCTTCACGGTCAAGCGACTGCGCATCACGTTGATTCTCGCTGCGAATGCGAACATATCGTTTACATCCACCGGTGACAACACGCTCATCCTTGTAGGTAATCGGGTCTCTGCTAAAGTGATGTCGAACGCTCGGCAAGCAACGCAGATGTCGATCCGCATTTGGGGAATGCTTCTAGCCGACATGGACGCGATGACCGCTGCGTGGATTGACCCCGCCTCGATTCGGAACAACATGATTACGCTCGAAGCCGATAACGGCGATGGATTTCGTCCCGTGTTTCAAGGGACGATCCTCGAAGCGCAACCGGATTTTCGTTCGGCTCCCGACGTACCGTTTCAAATACTTGCGACGATTCGGTATTTTGAACAGATCAATATCATCGAGCCCTTGAGCTATAAGGGCGACGTTGATATCGCCGTGATCGGCCGCTACCTGGCCGGTAAGTTGGATATGAACTACGACCAAGCTCCGAATATGAAAGCGACGCTCACCGATCCGTACTTTCCAGGCTCATTGTGGGTGCAACTCAACAATGCGTGTAAAGCTGCGCGCGTCGATTACTATTTCCTCGGCGACCGGCTTGTGTTCACGCCAATTGGAGAAGTGTTCGATGCGAAGCCGGCGGTGGTGCTCTCTCCCGATACGGGATTGCTAGGTTACCCAATCTACTCGCGACGTGGGCTTCAGGTCACGGCGATTTTCGATTCAGCGTTCCTGTGCGGAACGGCAATTGAGATCAAAGAGAGTTTGGTGAAGGGTGCCAATGGCCGGTGGTTCCCTTACGCAATCGAACATTCGCTCGAAGCGGAACTTCCAAATGGCAAATGGATCAGCTCGCTCAATTGCCTTCGAGCCGGATCATGAACGAAGCTACCTCCCAACAAACAGCATCTGACTCGGCTACCGAGTTTGCGACGCTCCAATTCATCATTGCATCGTACGTGGCGCAATTAGCGACCGCTACCCTGGTCCGGGTGGTCTCCTGCACGAATTCGGGCGGGGTCTCCCCGTGGGGAATGGTCGACGTGCAGCCCGTGATCGCACAGCTCGCCGGAGACAATACAGCGGTCCAGCATCAACGCTTGTTCCGGTTGCCTTACTGTCGCATCCAGGGTGGGAAGAACGCAGTAATCATCGATCCTGAGGCTGGGGACCTGGGCGTGGCTATCTTCGCATCTCGAGACATTAGCTCTCTGAAGAAGCAGGAGGCCATCGATCAGGTGGCCTCGGGCGATCTCCGCGGCGTAACCCCCTCAAGTGATCGCCAATTCAGCATGGCGGACGGATTATACTTGGGTGGCGTCCTTAACGGGACCCCTGAGCAATTCGTTCGATTCAGCACAGGGCAGATCGAGGTACTTGCTACGATGAAGATTCGTCTCGTGGCACCGACGGTCGAGATCGCCGCGAGCACCAAATTTCAAGTCGATGCCGGTGAGATCGCGGAGACAGCCGACGGCAGCTTCACCGTGAACGCGGATACGATTTCGGAGACGGCGGATAGCGCGATTACGATCGATTCGCCGTCGAACGACATCAAAGGTGGTGGCACCAAGATCGACAACAAGCCGTTCTTGCCGCATACACATAGCGGCGTCACGCCGGGCGGCGGGACATCTGGACCAGTGGTATGAAGACTGCACTTCTCGATATTACGGAATGGGACATCGTGCTCGACGCGGCGGGAAACCTCGCGATTGCGACGGAGCCCTATCAGTTTGCGCAGGATGTCGCCAGCGCGATCAAATTATTCCTCGGCGAACTTTGGTACGATATCAACAAGGGTGTTCCGTATTTTACGGATGTTCTGGGACATAACCCGCCAATCACGTATTTCCAGGCGCTCATGGAGGCGGCGGCGCTCACGGTGCCGGGCGTCATGGCGGCGACTTGCAATATCTTTCAACTTGAGAACCGCACCCTCTCGGGCGAGGTTCGTTTCACAACCGCTACCGGCCAAACCGGCATCGTGGCGATAGGCGCATAGGCATGAGCACGAACGTACCAAAAATTCAATTCACTCTGACAGGGCTTACTGTTCCACCAGTGTCGGCGATCCTCGACGGCGTGTTGACGGATTGGGATACGGCGTTTGGCGGCGGGATGAACAAGTCCCTCGAAACTCCCCAAGGACAAATTTGCAGCTCGACCGCTGCGATCATCGCAGACAACAACGCAGTGATGGCGGAGCTTGTGAACCAGATCGATCCGGATACGGCGTCGGGATTCATGCAGGATTGCATCGCGCGTATCTACTTCATCGATCGCATTCCCGGCGCACCGACGGTTGTCGACTGCGTCGTGACCGGCGCGCTCGGGACGATCATCCCAATCGGTGCGCAAGCGCAAGACACGAGCGGCAACATCTATAGCTCACTCCAGCTCGTGACGATTCCGGTGGGCGGCTCGATCTCCTGCCAGTTTGCGAACGTGGTGGACGGTCCGATCCCGTGTCCCGCAACGACGCTGAATGCTATTTATCGGGCGATCCCTGGATGGGACGCGATCAACAACGTGTCCGGCGGCGTCCTCGGGCAGAACGTGGAAACGCAAGCCGCGTTCGCGTATCGCCGCGCTCAATCCGTTGCGCTCAATGCGCAAGGATCGTTGCAGGCGGTTTATGCCGCAGTGTTCGACGTCGAGGACGTTGACGACGTGTACGTATTTGAGAATTTTACGAACGGCACAATCCTAGTCGGGTCGACGGATTATCCCTTGGTAGCTCATTCGCTTCTCGTGTCGGTGGTCGGCGGCACCGACACGGATGTTGCGAATGCGATCTTCACGAAGAAATCTCCGGGCTGCGACATGAATGGCAACACGCCGGTCGTCGTGTTCGACACGAGCGGTTACGACCCGCCGTTTCCGCAGTACCCGATCACGTTCCTGCGACCTGATCCATTGGCATTCAAATTTATCGTGAACATACAGGACAGTCCGGGGCTGCCCAGCAATATCACTGACCTCGTGAAAGCGGCGGTGATAGACACATTCAACGGAATCTCAAATGGCGGAAACCGAATACGCATCGGTTCGTTGCTTCTCGCATCTAAGTTCTACCGAGAAATTCTGGACATCGGTCCGGAAGTCTCATTGCTATCCGTATTCTTGGGGCCGGTCACGGCGGATCAAACCTCGTTCTTGATTGGTGTCGACCAAGCCCCCACCGTTGACGCCGCGGACATCTCTGTCGTACTCGTATGATCGACCACGGCCGAACAATTATTTCGCAGTACGGAGTGGCGCTGACGCTCCAAGCGATCATTGAGGACCTCAATGACGCTCTCGATCCGCGAGTCAATGTCGCTGAGTTCCAAGATGCAATCTGGAACGTCAACACGGCGACAGGTTTCGGTCTCGATATATGGGGGAAGATCGTCGGTATCTCACGGCTGTTACGCATCCCAGGGAATCTAAACACGTTCGGGTTCACGAATACCTCGGTTCCCGCCGATTGGCGTCCTTTCGGCCAAGGGACGTTCTATACGGGCACTACGACGTCGCAGACCTTCCTACTGCCCGATGACGCCTATCGGACCTTGGTGCTCACAAAAGCCCTGGCAAACATCGTGCGGACCACTTCGCCGGCCATCAATGCGCTCTTACGCAATCTATTCCCTGGTCGCGGACGATGCTATGTCATTGATTCCGGCGGCATGGCTATGGTCTTCGTTTTTGAATTTGACTTATCGATGGTAGAATATGCGATATTGACGCAGTCCGGGGTTTTGCCTCATCCGACTGGCGTGCGATATTCCGTGACCGTCATTCCGACCGGAGGCACGTTTGGCTTTGCGGAACAGGATGCGCTACCGTTCAACGATGGAACGTTCAATATGCCTCCAACTCCTTGAGCCTGAGCTATGCCAATCCCAGCAACAGTGTTTCTCCCGCAGCCGTTCGCTAATAACGCGGACCCGGCGTTTATCAATTCGATACCTAACACCGGCGGCGTTGGCCCGGAGGCAACGTGGAATCTCGGCTTTCCGCCAACCACGATGCAGGAAGAGGTCAGCGGGGGGAAACCGCCACTAGGCCAAGACTTCAACGGCATTTTGAACGCGTTGAGCACGCACGTATTCGCGCAGCAGGCGGGCCAACTCTATCGCTACGCCGCGAACGTATCGACTGCGATCGGTGGGTACCCGGTGGGGACAATGTTGGGAATGGCCGACGGTGCCGGGGCTTGGCTGAACTTAAATGCGGCGAATACCACGGACCCCGACGGCGGCAGTCCTTCGGGTTGGTTTCCGATTTTTGCCCCAGGCATTACTCCAGTTACCACTACTGGGGGGACCACAACGTTAACAGCGGAACAAAGTCGCAGAGGTATAATTTATATTGGCGGCGCATTGGCGAGCAATGCTTTCGTCAATTTTCCCGATTACACATCTGGACAACGTTGGCTCATAGCCAACAACACCTCTGGATCTTTCACGCTAACTGTAAAAACTACCTCTGGAAGCGGCCCTATTATTCCGCAAGGGGGAACTAACGCGCCGACCGAAGTGTATAGCAACGGAACAAACCTGCACCCAACGGTAGCGCCGCTCAGTATCCCGATCGACCAGGCTCCGACAGCGCTAACCATCGCGCAACGGACGAATGCGGGCTACCTGCTTGCGGCTTACTTCAATCAGAATAGCGCTTTAGAAAACCCAGCTGTCGGTTCTATTTTCGTGCAGAACGCAGCGGCTGACGGGTATTTACGCAAAATCAGCATTCTCAATTTCGAAGCACAATTGATCTTGTCGAATATCAGTGGGCAGGTCGTCGACGCGCAAGTGCCGGTAAGTGCCGTCAATCAATACCGATC